TGAACAAGTCGGCTATGACTGTTGAGCGTTTGCAATATCCGCAACCGCTGGCCTTCGCTGTTCCGACCAACCTTCTTCCGTCCTTGGTTATGGCCTCACCAGTAGCGTGAGGATTCATCCCCCAAGTTCTGCTTTTCCTCCATTCGATCGTGATAGTGAGGGATTCAAGCCTGGGCTGCGCCTTTATCTCCTCGACTGCTTGCTGATGTTTGGCAGCCTCACGGATTGCTTTCCGTGCTTCTGCCTTTTCTTTCCTTGTGTCGTTTCCCATTGTTGCGTGTGTGATCATATTTTAGTTTCCTTTCTTTATTTGATCTTCCCCATCAGGAATCCGAAGCAGATTCCAGCGAAGAAGATGATGGCGATTGTTTGGGGTAGGTTGTTCATTTAGGCATTCTCCTGTTTAATTTCTTCGAATTTTTTTGTAAAAAGATGAGTGGCGGCTTTCAATATTCCCAACGCGCGCACTACATCGACATCGTCTAAAATGTCTATGATCTTTTTATAGTTTGGGGAAAAATGCGAATAGGAAAGAATCAGCTCCTTTGTTTTCGCATATGTTTGAACGTCTTTGACCGCGCTCGCTTCGGTACTGGTTAGTGTGTTGCTCATACTCTCAACATACGCTAACGGCTTGTGATGTCAAGGGGTTTTTTAAAAATATTTTCATGGTAATATATGAGCATGGAAGCGATGCCAGGAGACAAGCCGCAAGTCGAGCCACTCGCGCAGGACAAAGGAAAGAACGGCAAACCCTCCCTATATAATGATCAGATAGCCCAGGAGGTAATCGATGCTTGCCGTAGCGGCTTCACCATCGAGAAGGCAGGCGCGCTCGTAGGACTATCTCCCAGCACGATCAAATCTTGGTGCACTCGCAAGCCTGACTTTGCGCGCAGGGTGGAGACCGCGAGAAAAAAGCATGAGCTGGCACTCCTTCGCGACATAGAGCTGGCAGGCCAAAAGAGTTGGCAAGCCAAAGCCTGGATGGCCGAGCGGATATACCTTTACTCGGTCCCAAGCGCGCGCGTTCAGGTTAACGGCAGCGTGGAGCATGGTTTAAGCGCAGGATTGGCGCAGATATTAGCAGGATCTCTGTCGAAAAAAGAAAAGCCTGCACAAGTAATTGAGACGCAAGCGATTGAAGAGAGGATTAGTTTTCCTCATAATAAAGACAATACTTATTGTGCGACAAACGAAAGCGCGCCAAAGGTTGAGCAGCAAACCCAACCCAACCCCGCAGGCATCGAAGCGCCAAAGCGCAGGCGACATGTTCCGATGAGAAGACGGCCTGCGCGCAAGGTTGGGGTAGGGGATACGACCACGCCCCTCCCTACCCCCCCATCCCCATAAAAAAATCTCTATACCCCCCCAAGTATTTGCGACACAAAATAAAAAGAGGTCTATAGTGGGCAAAACAACCAAACCCCCCAAGCGCACACCAGAGGAGATTTTAGCGGAAATCCAATCACCAGCAGGATTCGCAAAACATGTGCTTGGACTTGAGTTATATGATTGGCAGAGAAAGGTTTTGCGCGACTTGCAAGACAAAGATTGCCGAGTTGCACTCAAAGCAGCCAACGGATCAGGCAAGACCAGCACAGTAATCGCCTCCATTTTAATTTGGCATGCGTTCTGTTTTAAGGGAAGCATCGCCACGACAACCGCTGGCGTTTGGAGGCAGGTCGAGAAACAATTGTGGCCTAGCCTGCGCAAGCACATTGCGCGAGTGGGCGGAAATTGGGAAGTCACATCAGGCGAAATCCGCTACATATTTCCAGACGGCAACATGAGCAGGATCGTTGGGTATAGCGCGACAGACCCAGGTCGAGCGGAAGGGTTCCATGCCGATGACCACGACACCATGCCGTTGCTGATTGTGGTGGACGAAGCCAAGTCAATTCCAGACCCACTCTTCGAAGCCCTGTGGCGTTGCCAACCAACTCGCGTATTGCTCGCCTCCAGCCCTGGCGCGAGTACAGGCGCGTTCTATCGCGCATTCACCAAGGAATCTGCAATGTGGAAGAAGCACACAGTAACAGCGTTTGACTGCCCTCACATTACCAAGGCGCAGATTGACGAGGTGTTGCAAAGGTACGGCGAGAAACATCCCCTCACTCGCTCAATGGTCTATGGCGAGTTTGTGGATATCGGATCGGAGAGCTTGGTCATTAACTATAACTCCCTCCAAGGCTGTCAGAACAGCCCACCTGACTTTAAGCCTGGGAGCAGGACCGCTGGGGTAGACTTTGCAGCAGGTGGCGATTGCAACGTACTGTGCATTCGAGATGGCAACAAGATCCTTCCCATCATCGCATGGCGCGACAAGGACACGATGGCAGCGGTTGGCAAGTTCATCGTTGAGTTTAAGAAGGCTGGGTTAAAGCCAGAAGACATCTATGCGGACGCGAGTGGATTGGGTATGCCAATGTGCGATGCCTTGGCCGAGGCTGGCTGGAGGGTGAACAGGGTAAACTTTGGTGGTACACCAAACGATGCTGATGCCTACACCAACAAGTCGGCGGAGATGTGGTTTAACATGTCAAAGAAGATTGGGGATCGCGAGATCATCCTTCCAGAGGATGACGATGACCTAATGGCGCAATTGACCTGTCGCAGGACTGTGACCAACAGCAGGGGTAAGCTTGGGGTGGAATCTAAGGATTCCTTGCGTAGCAGGGGTATCGCCAGCCCTGATCGAGCGGATGCGTTGGCATTGTGCCTGGATGGTGGTAATATCCGCTGGGACTTGACTTTCCCCACGGAACGGCCAACTTGGAAGACGTTAAACCAAATGATGGAGTCGCACGACCCTGTCATGGCAGGTTTTGACGCAGGAGGATAAACTATGAATATTTGGAATTGGATTACTTCAAACTGGCAAGAGATCGTTGCTGCCGTAGGCGGTATCGTTCTTGCTGCTCGCATTATTGTTAAACTGACACCCACCCCCGCTGATGATAGCTTCCTAGAAAAGATCGTTAATTTCTTGAAGACAGTTGGGCTGAATATTAAATAATCTTTTGTGCTGCGTGCAATCCTTGAGATCATCGCAGCCGTCTTTCGCATCATTCCAGGTTGGAAACAGAAGCGCACTCAGAACTTTGAGAACGAGTGGCGCGACAATCGTAAAGCTATTGATAGTGATCTGCGCGGTGAGTCTTGGTGGATGCGCAACAACGACACCAGTAACCCACACGACAGGGATAGTTGAAGAGCTGATGAAAGATCCGACTTACATTGAGATTCGTCGCGGTACTCCTGGTACGCGCGAATGGGCAAGGAAAGCCTTGAATGCTGTCAACGATCTTTCGTATGAACTAAAGACTGAAAGAAATAAATAATATGGCAACCAATCAAGAGAAGAACAATCGTCGCGGAGATTACTACCAGAGGATTATTGATTGTCTTAACCAACGCGAAACCTGGGAGAACCGCCAGCGGTTGTTCTATCAAGCTCGTTACTTTGGCGTGCGCCGTAAGGTCAAGCCTTGGCCAACAGCAGCCGACCTGCACGTTCAGTTGATCGACACAGCGATTGAGCGTCTCAAGCCCTCCTTCGTCAACAGCGCGATTGGCAACGACATTCTTTCAAGCTTCGTTCCGATGCGTCAGCAGTTGACTCCGATTACTGTTACTGCCGAGCGTTGGTTTGATTACAAAATGCGCGAGCAGTCTAACTTCCAGAAAGAGATTGTGTCCGTCATCGACAACTTGCTTCTCTATGGTCGCGGTGTGGCCAAGGTTGTTTGGGACGATCAAAACAAGCGGATCGGCTTCGAAGCCATCGATCCTTTTCATTTGATTGTTCCTCAGTACACCAAGGAACTTAAAGATGCAGACTTCATCGTCCACATCATTTCCATTTCCGTTGATAGCTACAAGACCAATCCTCTCTACAAGCAGGACGAAGAATTCATTAAGCGCATTGCTGGCAAGCCGAACAACTCTGTTGGACTTCGCAGCGAGATCCAAGACGAGATCTATCGTCGAGAAGGCATCACGCAGGAAGCGGAGAATGATCGGATAATCTTGTGGGAAATGTATACTCCATCGAAGGACGGATGGTTGGTCGAGACATTCTCCCCCCTTGTAGTCAACGAGAACGTGCGAAAACCCTTTACCCTCCCATACGAACACGGCGAACCTCCGTTTGTTGATTTCCCATATGAAATCACAGGTGGCGGTTGGTATAGTCCTCGCGGGGTAGCTGAAATCCTCCTCCCTGGCGAAAACCTCCTAAACAAGCTCAAGAACTCGCTCTCTGACTATGTAGAGCTGGCCAACCGCCCTGTTTTCGAAGCGCAGAATCCAGTATCGCTGAACACAGCGAACTTGAGGATGCAGCCTGGTCAGATCCTTCCGCAAGGATTGAAGCCTGTCCAGTTCAGCCAACCCCCCTTCGACTTCCAGCGTTTGATGCTTGAAGAGCGTCAGCTCGCAGAGAATCGCATGGGTAATGCAGACTTTGGTGCTGGCTCACAGTTTAATTCTGCTGACAGAAAAACCGCTGCCGAGATTCAAGCGATGCAGGGTCAAGCTGCTGCTTCTGGTGATTTGCGTAATCGCATCTTCCGAATGAGCTTGGCTCACCTATTCCGCCAGTCATGGGCATTGTACGTCCAGTACGCGAAGGAAGATTTGATGTTCCGCTATGCCGACGATACTGGCCAGATGGTTCCTGAAGGAATCCATGAGCAGTACTCGATTGAGCCAAAAGGTGGACTTGACTTTATCAACCGCCAATTTGCATTGCAGAAATCAGTTGCTCGCATGCAGATGTTCCAAGGAAATCCCTACATCAACCAAGGAGAACTGGTAAAGTCAGTTCTTGAACAAGATGACCCTAGTCTCGTTAGAAAACTATTTACTGACCCGCAAGCAGGAGCAGGCGATCAAGCTGAAGATCAAGCGACAGAAATTGCGACCATGCTGGCCACAGGATTCCCTGTCGCGATTAAACCTTCGGATGATCACAAAGCGCACATATCGGTTCTCTTCGCTTTCAACCAAGCAGCGCAAATGCGTCAGCAGCCAGTAGACCAGAGTGCGGTTCAGGTTCTTATGGACCACTTGCAACAGCACTTAGCTGCGCTAGAACAAACCGATCCGAATACCTCTAGGGCAATTCAGAAACAACTTCGCGATGCAGCCAAGCCACAAGTACAACAGCAAGGCCAAGCACCGCAACAAATCCAACCACAGGTAATGTAATATGGCAACCAAACCCAAAACCACAACTTCAGCAAGAACAACCATGAGTCCAATGGACATGGTGCAAAATCCTAACTTTTCATCCTTAATGCGAAATCAAGATTACTTCAACACACTTGCGCAATTGGTAGCAGATCGCCAAGCGCGAGGTGAAATGCCAGGCCTAATGCCAATTGGCGGAACAGGAATTTCAGCAGAACAAATGCGTAATCTTGCTCCAGATAGAAGGCAGGCCCTAGAAGAAGCAATGGCAATGCGTCAAAGCGTACCAGGTGGGCCAAATTACCAAGCTCCAAACCAACCCATTGCAACAACTGGAAGCAGAATGCCACAAGTGGGTTCAAACATTACTCAAATGGAGCCGATCCCATCACAAGACGAAATTAATAAAAGAATGGAATTAGTTAGGACACTTAATGAAAATCCAAGAATTCAAGAGTCCAGAAGAACTCCTCCACCACAAATGCCACAGATGCAGAACTACAATCAAATGCTTCAGCAGGGAATGCGTAGGAATCAAGATATGAACCAAGCGGTTCAGAACATCGCAGCTCCTGCTGGTCCAGCCAGAAGTTTCTCCCAAGTGGCAGGCGGAACTCGTCGCATGAACCGCATGCCTAGACAGCCTCGCAACAACTTCCTCGCCCCTAGCAATCAGAAGCTAATTTAAGCTTTGACTTTATAGCTACATCCGCTTGTATTGGCGGATGGCAGTACCAGTAATGCGAGATGCATTCCAAGCTGAAGGCTTGGCAAAACTTTGTAAGTGGGCAAATCAGAATGGTGCGATTGGCAAGTGTGTTGAGATTGGGTCGTATAGTGGAGAAGGAACTGTGGTACTAGCCGATCATTTTAAGGAAGTATTGGCAGTAGATCCCTGGGAGAATGGTTATGATCCCAATGATGTGGCAAGCCACCAATGCCCAATGGAAGATGTTTTTAATGCCTTTACGGAACGCACCTCTCCTTTCAAGAATGTTTTATATAGCAGGGGCAAAAGCCTAGACGCGCTCCAGTTCTTTAAGGATGGAGAGTTGGATATGGTTTATGTTGACGGAGATCATAGGTACGAAGGCGCAGTTGCCGATATCAAGGGATGGTTACCCAAGCTAAGAAAGGGCGGATGCATGACAGGCCACGACTTTAGCTTTCCAGCAGTAAGACAGGCACTTTCAGAGACTTTAAAAGGCGATTACCTAGCCCTATTCCAGGGCGATAGCTGGGGGTACATAGTATGAGAAGACTACGCGCAATTATGGCCTTTATCCGTCACCAGGAGTGGGTAGACGAGCCTAAGTGGGAAGCGGAGGATGAAAGAGCGTTAACTGGATTCCTTGGCAGCTTAACTGGCAAGAAGCTTAGTCTGATCCTTTTAAACCTTACCTTGCGCCAAAATGCCTCCGCAGTAGAGAAAGATGCGAACTCACTTGCAGAGGCTTGCGGATATGCTAAAGGATTTCGAGGTTGTGTGGCGACAATTGAGTCGTTATGCAGCCCCAAACAAAACTCGCCCATCCTCGACAGTAGGGATGGGGCCGATGAACCTGCTGTCAATTAACCTGCTATTCAGAATGACTCCCTGAGTGGCGGTGTAAAGAAAGGGTCAACATGGCGGATTCCAAAGAACCAACTGAACTTGATATGCTGAAGATAGCAGCAGCATTTGACGCTGGGTTAGATGAAGTACCAGAAGACAATGTTGAGGCTACTAAAGAAGTTAAGCAGGAGGTTGAAAGTAGTGATAACTCGGAGAAACCTACGACTCCAGAAAACGCCGAACCAAAATCCACATCGAACGATGCGGTGGTAGATGAAGTCCCTAAGACTGAAACTACATCAACAAGCTCTTTAACAACGCAATCTGATGAACCCAAGTCAGAGTCAGCTTCCGAAAAGAAGCAAAGCAAGTACCAAAAGGCACAGTCTCGACTCGCCAAAGAGTGGGACGATGTCAAAGCGGAACGTGCAAGACTCCAGGCTGAGAGAGAAGCTATTGAAGCAGCCAAGACTTCAAGGGCTGGTCAAGAAGCTCCTCCAGCAAAGACAGAGGCAAGTTCTAGCAAGTTTAGCGCGGATGACTATCGCGAAGCAGCAAAAAGCTATCGTGACGAAGGCCGTGATGATCTTGCAAAACTCGCTGAAAGCAAAGCCAACGAGATTGAAACTGCTGGCAAGAGAGAGAACGAGCAGAAGGCACAGGCAGAATGGAAAAACTCCTGGGACCAAAACCTTTTGCGAGAAGTCGAAGCGAATCCAGAATTAAAGGATTCTTCGACCAATCTCTACAAAGCAGTATCGACATTGTTACAGCAACATGCGATTCTTAGGAACTATCCTAATGGAATCAATGATGCTGTAGGATTGGCAAAGATGAGGCTCAAGGCGGACGCTGCCTCTGACTTGGAAAAGAAGATTGCAAAGTATGAGTCAGAATTGACTCAACTAAGAAAGGCAACGACACCTGCAAGCGGTCAACCTTCTGGCCCTGCTCGCGTTAAAGCTTTTCACGAACTCTCCTCGGAGGAGCAAGGGCGTGAATTGATGAAAATGGCAGCAGAGGCGGATAGATCGTAAAATAGGTTAGTTGTTTAAAAGGAAAATAATAAAATGGCTAATGTAACTACAGGATCTGTCTCTGCACAGTTCCAGACGTACTTCTCCAAGATGCTCTTGGAACGTGCGCTCCCCTTGCTCCAGATGGAGCAATTCGCAATGAAGGTGGCGTATCCTTCGAAAACTGGCGGAAACAAAACTATCCGCTTCTTCAAATTTGATAATCCCGCGATTGACAAGATCGTTTCCCTCTCTGAAGGAACGACTGTTAGCGATGGCTCGGATCAACGTCAGTTGACCCTGTCTACTGTTGAAGCGACCCTCCAGCAGTACGGCAGTCAGATCGTCCTCACGGACGTTTTGCTCGCCACGGAATTGTTTAACCACCTCGCCCAGGCAACCAAACAGTTGGGTGAAGACGCTGCTCTGCATGCGGACACTCTGTGTCACCGCGCGCTGATCCAAGATTCTTCCACCTCGACTGGCACAAACGTTGCCACGAAGAGCTATGCTCGTTATGCCCAAAACGGCACAAACGGCACGACCTTCGCAACTAGCTCTGTTGCTAACAGCGCAATCACCGCCACCGATCTACTCGACGGCGCGACTGCCTTGTTCATCAGCCGTGCGCCCAAGATCAAGGACGCTTACGTTCTTGTCGCTCACCCTGCGGTCATTCGTGACCTCCAGCAGGATGACGATTGGTTGAAGGTGTCGAGCTACTCGAACCCTGAAGCCATTTTTAAGGGAGAAATTGGATCTTTGTTTGGGTGCAAGGTCGTTTCCTCGACTAACGTCCAGACATTCGCAACTGCTGCTGCGGGTGTGGCTTCTGCCTCGACTGCTGGTCAAGCCGTGTACGGCAACTTGATCTTGGGTGGAAACTCCTTTGGAGTTCCCAGCCTGAACTCAGTTGTTGCCTCTGGCTCGCCCTTCGCACCGAAGGTAACGATCCTTGACGCTGCTGATAAATCCGATCCTTATGGCCAGCGCGTAGTAGCGTCTTTTAAGACGTTCTATGCTGCCAAACAATTGGATACTACGTTCTTCCGCGCGATCTTCGCGAAGTCGAACTACAGCTAAACAATTAAATGGGAACCCTAGTAATCGCTATGGGTCCTCGGAAAGCTGGGGAGGGTAAAACCTCCCCAGCCTCTTCCAACGGAGATCAAATGAAAGAAGGAATGAATAAAGGTGGTGATGTGAAAATGTCGAAAGGCATGGTCATGCTGCCCCTGTCGATGCTTGAAGTTAATGATGGCGGAGACAATGTTCCTCCCTCTGAAGGTGATGAAGTTGAACTCAGCGGTGTTGTTCAAATGGTTAAGAACGGAGCTGCATACATCAAGGTCAATGAGGCCATGATCGAAGGCGAATCCGAGAATAACGAAGAGAACGACATGTCTGAGGAGGACAAAATGCGTGAGCTGGCGAAGAATGCCGACGAGGAGAACTACAGCTAATGCCTATTTACCAGTACACCGATACCAGAAATGGTTCAGTCGTTGAACTGGAAAAATCAGTAGCTGAAAGGGACTCAGTCCCTAAGTATCTGAAGCGGTTTACTGTCCCACAACGTTTGGCTCTTGTTGGTGTTGGCGATCCCCTCGACAACCCACTTGGGTCTAATAAAACAAATATTATGAAGGGGTACTACCGCCAGGAACAAAAACTTGGCAGTAGATTTAAAAGCGAGTTCAGCGCGGATCAAGTGAAACGTGCCTGGAGTCGCAAAGGAGATTAACAATATGGCTAATGAGTTTCAACGTAGTCCAGTTAGAGCGAAGAATAAGGCTGTCCGAATTGACGGAGCCAACTTCACCAACGTCATTGAGTTTACGGCAAGCTCCAGCGGTGGCACAGTTAATACTGTTGCAACCGCTCCTGCTTCCTTGAACGTGACCCTTAACGGCACTTCTTACAGAATTGCCCTGCACACCTAATGTCACGCGCATTAGACAGATTCCAGGGTGAATATGGCTTTGTTGCCACTACCTCAACAGGTACGGCGCAAACTGGAGCCTTTTGGGCAATTCAAACTCTTGCTGATACCACGTTTAGTGCGCTAGGTGGAAACTATACTGGCACGCTAACTGGCACGACTATCCCTGCTGGACTCACCATTTATGGTGCGTTTGATGGGTATACTGTCGGTACTGGCAAGGTTCTTGCCTACAGATCCGCTGCCTAATCTTGTGATTCTTCCGCTTCGATTCAATAGATCGAGGCGGAAGAATTGCATTTAATTATATGCCACAACTTGGATTAGGATTAAGAGCTAATATTTCAAGCTCCAGTCTATATGATGGAGACGCTGCTGCGTATTTTACAAGAGCAGGCGTAACTGATGCTACAGCCAAAGCGCAGATTAATGCGTTTGTTAAAGGCATAAAGGATTTGGGATTCTGGTCGAGCATGGTTTCTTACCCTCTCCGCTCCACTCAAAACGCTGGAACTGGAACGACTGCGTATTCTCTTGGAGGACTTGGTACTTTCAATGGAACGCTAGCTGGTGCATCACTTCCGACTTGGGGTGTGAATGGAGTTAATTTCTCGCCTAGTGCTTCCTCAAGAATTAATGCCGCACTAGCAATTTCGCAACCCTTCTCTGCTTATGGTTGCATTAGCTTTAATCTTTTAACTAACGCTGGGAGTTTGTTTTCTGGTGGTTCTGCAACTAATGCACAAATGTATAACTTTGCAAACTCTAGTAAAATTGAAGCTGACGCAACAATTCCATTAACAAGTTCGGCTTCATATAGCGCGGGGAGTAAATTCTTTCCAACAGCTTATTTTAATGGAGTAAGCTCTGTTGTGGGAATTAACAACTCCACAAACAATGGGGCGGCTGGGTCAAATGGAATTTCTGCATTAAAAATTGGAAATAATTTTAACCAAGATTTTGCGGGTAAAGATATTGAAATTCCATTTCTTATGTTTGTATCAAATTCTGCAATCAATTCATCAGTTTACTCCCTTTACAAAACCACCCTTGGTGATGGCCTCGGATTACCCTAATGCCCATCCTCTTCATCGCTCTCTTGCTGTGTTCCTGCTCACCAAAGCACGAAGACAACAATGCTCTCCCACGCTACAGCGACATGGGTGCAGCTCATGACGCAGGTCAAGTTAAGCCATGAGCGAAGACCAGGTTTGGAACATAGAATTGAAGCTCGCCAGGATGGAGGAGCGTCAGGTTCAGCTTTATGCGCTGGTCGAGAGGTCACTTGCAAACTACGGAGATCTTGCTAATAAGGTTAATGCGCTGGAGCATCTAAGGACTAAGATACTAGCCCTCTCTGGCGTTATTGGCCTTATATGTTCAATGGCTTGGGACGTAATCAAAAATAGGAACAACTAGGAGAAAATATGCCGAATTTTACAGCAGGAACCAGCTTTGGTGCAAATGACACAGTAACCAATACGAAGCTTAACGCTTTGATTGCGGATGCTACGATTAATCCAGAATGTGCGTTAAGCATTAATAATGGCACGATTGGAACGCTTTCCTGCACCAGGGGAACGATTGGAACGTTTAATAGCACGACTGGAACAATCCCAACCCTTACGGCAGGAACGACTACATCTACTGCTGCCAACATTACCAATGGTACAGTTCAAACCCTAACTGCAAGTACGCTGACAGGCAATCTTACTGGTGGTACATACTCTGGATTAATCAATTCGAGTACTGGTACATTTACTGGATCGCTTGGAGGATCTGCAAATCTTACGGCTGGAACAATTCAGACATTAACAGCAAGTACTCTTACTGGAACACTTACTGGTGGAACTTATACTGGAGCAATTACTGGATCGCTTGGCACTTCTTGTAATTTTACGGCTGGAACCATTAACAATTTTACTTCCTCAAGCAATGCGACAATAGCTGGGCTTACAGTTGGATCTGGGGCAGGACAAGCTAATGCTGCTTTTGGGAATTCTACGCTTGGAAGTAATACTGGAACATTAAATTCTGGATTTGGTAATTTTGCATTGCAATCAAACACAGGCGGAAGTTTTAATAGCGCATTTGGCACTTTATCTCTCTACGTCAATGTTGGAGGATCATTTAATTCTGCATTTGGAGTTGCAACTCTTGATGCAAATACTTCTGGAAATAGCAATAGTGCTTTTGGATATGCTGCATTAGGTGCAAATACAACTGGCAGTTTGAACACGGCAATTGGAAATTTTGCTGGAGATGCAAACACAACTGGAACAAATAATACATTTATTGGAAATGGAGCAACCAATACCTCTGGAGGGGCAACGGCAAGCAATACAATTGTTCTTGGGAACTCTTCTAGCACAGCAATCAGATCCAACTCGACAACAATTATTGGCTTGTCCGATGCTAGAGACAAATCAAATATACAAGAAATACCAGTTGGGCTTGACTATATAAATGAATTGAAACCAGTTATGTTTGATTGGGCGCGCAGAGACGGAAGCAATGCTGGCCACAAGGATTTTGGATTTATAGCGCAAGACTTGCAACTTGTTGAAAATAAGTTTGGATACAAAGAATACACAAAGTTAGTGCATGATTCAAATCCAGATAGATTTGAAGCAGATCCAATGAAGACCTACCCAATTTTAATTAAAGCAGTACAACAACTCTCCGCCAAGGTAGACAGTCTAGAAGCACAACTGGCCAGCAAATGACGATCACCGAAATCGCTCAGTTTGCAGGCGAGAAGATCGGTAAGACCGATGCTGATACTATTACGTTCCTGCAAAAGGCAGCAGCCCTAAACTATCGGCGCGTTTGGAACTTTGC